ACAATGCAAGCTGCTTGCGACTACGCGAATCAATACGTCAATGGCTTAATCGGCATGAACATAACTGCGCAGGACATGCGGTTTTATCCAGCTAAGCAGATGGCGATTGACGTGGCCTGCATTCGCGCTCTCGTGATTGCCACCGGCGGCAGCTTAGTGGGCGCCTACGATTATTTCTTGGGCGACCTGCGAGTTTCGAGGGCTGGGCCTTTCGCGACTGCGATTAAGAGCACGATTGAAGGTTTTAAGGAAGACTTGCTTAGGCAAGTAACGAATGTGTCAACGCCTGTGAAAACGGCAGACGCACAAGAAGCTGGTAAGGTGCCAACATACAAGGGCGGTGGGATAAGCCCGTGACTCCTTTACCAAGTGAAGTTCAGGCTTCAAGCGCTGGAACGGCGCTTATCGACTTGAGCGTTCCAGCGAATCCGAAGGGTAATACTCTTTGGACAAACAACTTGATCGTTGCAAGGGTGAACGGCTTAAAAGTCGTCATAACAAGCGAACAACTTCAACGATATTTCGACAACGGGTATGACGTAATAGTCGTAACGCCCGGCACGGAGAGTGGTTAACGATTGCTGAAGTTAAAGTCCTAGAAGATTGGGGTCGAGAGGCCGAGTTGCGTAAGAAGTGGATGCGAATGTGGGAGAGGCTTGGAGTTCGCATCTTGAAGTTTCCAAAATGGATGCAGGTAATCATTCTTGAAGACGTGAACACGGCGATTGAGAATCGCGTAGCAACTATGGAGATGATCCGCAATGCCAAAACAAGAAGAGTTTGATGTCAACGAAACAATCAGCATGGAGAGTGGTTAAACGTCAACGCATGATAACGCCTCAGTGATTTCTTCTGCTTTGCAGGCTAATTGGCAACTTCCGAGCCCTGCCGCAGCTGACATTTTGTGGCAGACGACAAGGGTTGATGCCGCGACGTTTCTAGCAGGCGGAAAGAAATATGCTGTATCATGTTATAATCCCACAAGCCCAACGCAGGTTGTTCCGTTGAACAGGGAAGTTTGGCAGCAGATCGAGCGGGTCATGGTTGACGTTTACGTGAAGGTGACGACTACACCCGCCGGAGCCGCAGACGTCCGTGAAAGCATGAGGCTCCAGATATACCTGATTTTACATAGTCAAGAGTTCAAAGTTTCAGGCATTAAGGACTTGTACATTGAAAGGGAAAGCAGCAAGGTTGAAGGTCCCGACCTTGTGAGGTTAACGCTTCAGGTGGCTTGCGTCAGCTTTCACGTTCAAACGTGATTAGTTGCTGTGCCAATATAAAATTTCTCGAGACGTAAAATAATATAAGCTGGTTGAACCTTGGTAACTATGGGTTGAATCTATGAAGGATTCACATCAGGCTTTTGTCGTAGCGGGTGTTCTTATCCTGATTGGTATCGTCTTGATTGGCTTGTCAAGAAGCATCAATATTCCTTCTGCAGATAACCCATTTCTTAGCGCGTGCGCTTTGTTTACCATGGGGTTCTTCTTTTTGGGTTTTGGTGTGGGAGTGCTGGGAACAATCGGTTTCATAGTTAGGCTAGAAAAGAAAATACCTCAAACTCCACCACCACCGTAAGTCCAAGTTTTCCTTTCTCATATTCCGCTTTCAACTTGACTAGTGCCTATTCTATGCCGTGAGGAGAGACTCTATGATTCTTTGAGTTTTATCAAGTCTTTTGCTAAAATTGAGAATGAGAGAAAACCAGAATCTTCGTTGAGATTCACTAAGAAACTTGCCGAATCCGTCACTTTCCAAGAATTCTGTTTGAGTCTTCTTTCAAATTCCGCATAAGAAGAGTAGTCTTCATGAAGTGAGACAACCACATGCGAATACTTCAGACCTAAGCCTCTCTCAAACATTAGAATATTCTGGAAAGTGCTTAGTGTCCTTTCAAATTCTTTCGAATCAGGTTCTTTATTCACGACAAGAAAGGTCGTGGCTAAGATTTCAAACCCTAATTTGTGGAAGTCAGGTATCATAGTGTATTCTTTTATGATGCCTTCTTTCTGTAATTTCTTGATTGTTCTGCTAACTGTTGGTTGAGAAACATTCAAAGCCTTAGCTAGTTGTCTGTCACTTCTCCGACTATCCTTCATAAGTTCGCTAACTAGCCTCAATTTGACAGTCTTCAAACTATGCACTTCTCAAAATAGACTGTTTGACGAAATATAACCATTTTGCAGAATTCTTACAGATTTCAAAACTGAATCCAAAAAAAGAAGAGTTTAGCATGAGCGCAAGAATCGAGGTTGATGTGCAGTATGCTCGTGAGCTGGTAGAGGCACTTCATGCAACGCTGCCGAGTCTTATAGGCGATCATGTTGCAGATGCCGTTCAAATAGTCGGCGAGCGAATGGTGAATGATGCAAGGCAATTTGCTCCTGTGAGAACGGGTTTCTTGCTTAGCACAATAACGCTGGAACCTGAGCCTGGCACATGGACTTTTAACCTTCTAGCTCGTGCGCCTTACGCGGCTTACGTGGAATGGGGTACAAGAAGAATGGAGGCAAGGCTTTTCATGACAAGAGCCGTTGAGCTTCACAAGGATGAAATGACTCAGGAAATTCAAAATGCGGTTTCAAGGGCGGTGGCGGAGAGCCTTGGATAAATGGATTAAACTTGACCTGCGCAAGAAGGCTATTAATCGTGCCGTGCGCGTTCTCAACAAGCTAATACCAGAAGTTAAGGCGACTTATCCGCAGACGCGAATGATTGAACACGTGTTCACTAAACTGGGTAGGGCATACAGAACAGAGGCTTACGCTGGACGATTTGACGATATACCATATCAAACGCTTCCGAACCTTAAAGACAGGAACTTTCAGAAGCTCTTACAACTCTCTCAGAAGCTGCTTGTTTACCTTAGTGAAGATGACCGTTATTACAGGCAGTGGCTCGGTTTGGCGATGCTTCTCATCAACGATGAAGTCAAAACTGAACTTGAAAAGTTAAGCTTCGAAGATTGCCTAACGCTCACTAAAACGCAATGGGACTTTGACCTGCAAGGAGCCGTCCCAAAGGAATATTTTGACGCTCATAAGGAAGATTTCCTGAACATTGTTCTCGCGAACTTCCTTATGAATCTCGTATAAAATTTGAAAGAGGTGAAAAGACAAAATGAGTCTTCCATTGATTGGCCGAAACGCCGTCATCCAATACGGTGCCACTCCAACAGTGATAGGTTTCGCTCAAGGCGCAACAGCGGACATAGCAGTTGACCTTATCAAAGAGTTCTCGCTCGGAAGCGACAAAGCCACACTCTTAGCAGCTGGCAACAAGCATTTCAAGATTGCTGTCGACAGGATGTGGATCGCAACAACTTTTGCGGCGATGGTTTACGGAGGCACACCCGTCGACTTCGTATTCGCACCTGCAGGCACAAGTGTCGGATCTGCAAAGATCACAGTTAAGAACGTTGTCTTAACAGCGCACAACACGAAAATCGACCAAAAGGGCATAGTAGCGGAGAAGGTAAACGGCGAAGGCAACGACTACATAATAGCGACATTCTAAATTTCCCTCTTTTTTCTTTTAGACGCTTTTTAATGCGTCCAGCTTCAAAATTCGGAGGTTAAAAAATGAGTGAAAAACAAGAAGAAAAGATAGATTGGAGCTACGTCTCAGAGATGGAGCAGCGTCTTGACGAACTTGAACGTGAAAAGCTTCAGAGAGTTAAGGTTTTCAATCCGAAAGAGCTTGTGCGAAGAGCAAAAGAAATCAGGGAAATCAGTGATGATGACTTAGGCGTCATACGTTACGTGCTGCTAAGCTATGATGACTTGAATGAGATCATCGAAAAATACCCGGACAACAAAGACAGGAGTGTCCAATTACTCTTCAGGCAACTTTTCCCGGCGAACAAAGACTTAGCGGTTGAGGACATACACAAGATGCCCTATGAAGTTGTTGTAAGGCTCTTGACGAAGTTGCAGAAAGAAGGCGGTTTTTTTCAAACGAAGGTATCGCAGAGTGGATCGACGTCGACACAAGAGCCCAAACCATCGGATTCATCGCCCACGAGTACGGTTACACACTTCAAGTAATAGGCGAGTTGACTCCTTTCCAAATCGAGTTTCTTAAGCAATGGGCAATTTGGTTTTACGAGCAGCAGAAGGGTTAAGCGAAAGTGTCTTCAGACGTTGAGATTCACCTGCGAGCATACGACGAAGCCTCAAGCGTCATAGACAGCGTAGGCTCTAACCTTTCAGTAACATTCAACGATATTGAGGGAAACACTCAGAGTCTCGTAAGCACGACAGATGAAGCAACGTCTCAGATCGCAAGCGATTATAGTCAGGTAACTGACGCAGGCTCTAACCTTCAAGAACAGCAAACTGAATCTCAGGCGAGCTTCGGCGAATCGGCAATGGCGATGAACAGCCTGGCGCTTTCTGGCGCTGCCCTTTTCATGAGTTTTGAGCGAGTAGAAAACGCTCAGGTAATGGTTGACCGTGCGAACTTGAACGTGCAACGTAGCACGGAGGCTGCAGAGAAGGCGCAGACAGCTTATAACGTGGCAGTTGAGAAATATGGCGTTGATAGCCCGCAGGCGAAAGAAGCTGCTGATAAACTCGCAATAGCAACTGAAGCTCACAGAGTGTCGATTGAACGTGCTGACATGGCTTCGCGTAACATGAATACCACGATGTTGACGAGTGCGTTAACCGTGATTCCAGCCTTGATCTCGATCATAGGCGCGGTTGGGGGTGCTGAAGAGATTTGGACGGGCATCCAAGCTGCACTTGACGCTGTGATGGATGCGAACCCCATCGCGATTCTCGTATTAGCGATTGCGGGGCTTGTAGCAGGGGTTATTGCTGCTTACACTTACTGCGCACCTTTCCGAGACGCAATTAACGCGATCGGCTCGGCGCTTTCCGCTGTTTTCAAGCCAGCGATTGACGCTGTGTCAGGCGCTCTCAGTTGGCTTTGGACAAACATCCTTCAACCCGTCGGCGCATTCCTCTCAGCCATGTTGACCTATGACATACAGGTTGTTACTGGCGCGTTCCAGTGGCTTGCTAATGTCCTTAAGCCCGTCGCAGACTTTTTAGGAATGATTGCAGGCGCCATTGGTAATGCTTGGAATACTGTTGCTGGGGTCGTCGGCGGAGCTTGCGCTACAATAGGCAGTGCGATTACAGCAGGAGTAAACTCTGATGTAGCTGCCGTAACCACCGGCTATAACGTGATTTCAGGTGCCGTTGGCAGTGCCATGAATGCTGCTACAGACGTCGTCCTCGGCTTCACTGGGCAAACGAAGGCTTACTATGAAGCTTGGGAAACATCTTCAATCGCAGCCGTTAACGATGCTATGGAGAAGCAGAAGGCGAAGATAGAAGAAACATGCAACGATGAAGTCGCTAGAGTTCAAGATGCGCTGAGCAAGCAACTCGATGAGATTAAGAGTAAATATGCTGAGATGGCTGACGTTGAGAATAAGCGTTTTGACGAAGAATACACGGCTTTCATCAAGCATTACACGGACATCATTGAGCCACCGAAGTCAGCTTTAGATAAGGTCCTTGAAAAGTACAAGAGTCACTACGATAGCTTGATCTCAGAGACTACCAAGCGGTTTGACCGTGAAACTTCCGAAACCACAAAACATTATGACGATTTAATCCACGAAGTAGAGAGTAGCCTAGACACTCAGAAACAAAGCATCACAAACGCTTACAACGACGAGATAAACACTGTGAGACAGGAATACTCCGACGAGATCAACGCTACTCGCAGCCACTATGACGACATGATTGGCGCAGTGAACGCTGGACTGAAGGCTGTTCAAAACGCTCGGAAAGGCGACTTAGACAACCTTGAACTTAATATGCTTGAGCAAAAAGAGAAACTTAAAGCTGCTCGCGACTCTCAGCAAATGACAGAAGCAGATTATCAGAAAGCTGTAAGCGCTCTTGACAAGACTTACAATGATCAGAGAAGCGCCACGAATGATTCTTACCGTCTGAAGGAGCTTGAATATGAGAAAGCGCACGCTGGCGAAGTGGAAGATTTAACGAAGGAGAAGAATGATAAGCTGACAGCGATGGCTAATGACGAGAAAACAGCGCTTACTAAAGCTGAAACAGACAAGAATGACGCAGTTAAAGCCGCTGAAACTGCAGCGAACAACAGCATCATAACGCTTAACCAAGAGAAAACAGACAAGCTGAAATCGATTGCGGATCAAGAAAAAGACGCTATCGGAAAGATTGAGCAAGAGAAAAGCGCAAAGATTAAGGAGATTCAAGACGCAAGCGCAGCGCTGGAGAAACAGCACGCTGACAACATTGCAGCAATCGAGAAAGCAAAGAATACGGAAATCACCGCTGCAGAGACGGACGCTCAGGAAAAGATAAAGGCAATTACGCAAAAAGCGAACGATGATACTAATACGATTGTGAATAAGGCTGAAACAGAAAAGCAGCGGATCATAGCAGAGTCGGGAAAGAAGATTGAAGGTTCAACGAATGACGTCTGGTCAAACGTTGGAAAAAGCATAGGCAACTTCGCAAGTAGCGCATACGACACGATTTCAAACACCTTCAGTAACATAGGCTCAACCATCAGCAACGCGATGGGCGGAGTAAAAGATACAATTAGCAACGCTCTCGGAGACTCGTGGAACGCTATAAGCGGTTTTATCGGCAGCATCTGCTTCGCTCA